GATTTGTTTCAACGTACTCGGACGATTGGGATGACCCGCCAATGAAATTAGAAAAAGAGTACAAATATTATTAGGAGATACCATGAGTCCAAAACAAAAAAAGATAGCTGCTAAAGCTCCACCACCAGATAAAATTGATGCAAAAGATTTTGCTGTGCTAAAAGCTGAAAAAGCAAAAGGTAGAGGCATGGGTCTTCAAGATGAAAAAGTTAAACCAGGTAAAGTTATGAAAGCTCGAGAAGGTAAAATGTTTAAAGGTTATTCAAAAGTTTTTGAAACAGGAGCTGAACATGGAGCTAAAGGAAAACAACCTAGTACAATTGTTGGTGTAAAACCAAACGTAGGTAAAAAAGTTGCTTCGAAAATTCCTGGAAGAATCGGAAAAACATTAGGTGTTGTTTCTATGTTGGTACCTGCTGCATACGCTGCTGCTAAACAATACAAAGATTATAAATCTGCTAAGAACAGAGACAAAGCTAAAGTTAAAAAATATAATACAGGTGGTGAGTTAGAAGTAAAACAATTAGATCCTCTTGGAAAAAGATTAAGTGATGTTGGAATGACAGGTGGTGTTGGTAGAATTAATAAGTTTGTATTAAGAAACCAAAAAAAAGCAATTCAAAAAATACCAAATAAAAATTTTAAAAGTCGAACTACTTCAGGAAAAGAACAAAAAAAACTTGCAATAAAAGAACAAAAAAATATAGAAAGTAAAATGACTAGAAAAGGTCAAGAATACAAACCAGTTATAACTAGATCTAAAGGCGGTGGTGCTGATACAGGTAGAAGAACATATTCTTCAATGGAAGAAATGAGAGCTGCAAAAGGATTTAAACCTGGAGAAACTCCAGCACAATTTAATAAAAGAAAAGTTGCAATGGAAGTTGCTAAGAAAGCAGCCAAAGCTACAAACATCGGAAAGATTGCTGCAGGCATAGGTGCTGTAGGTGTTGCTGCTTCTCAATTTCTTAAAAAGAAAATGGAAGAGAAAAAAGAAAATAAAAAAATGGTTGGTGGCATGGCTAAAAAATATAATAAAGGCGGTGGCGCTGATACAGGAACAGCTGGAGAGAGAAGAAGTAGATTACTTACTGCAGTACAAAGAGCTGCAAGAAGAGCGAGAAGAACAAGAAGAGAAGGAAAAGAATTAGGCCCAATAGGAGGATTTGGTGCAATACCATCTCCTAAAAGAACTCCTCGTGGAGGACCAATGAGACCAATACCTGAAAGATTATCTAAACAAGATATTTTATTTACAACTGATAAAAGTTTTTTAGAGGATATGAAACCACCAAGAGGTCCTGCTCCTGGAAAATTTAAATCAGGTACAATGGTCAAAGCTAGAGGTTGCAAACTAGGTAGAACAAGACCTACTAAGATCACATAAGGAGGGACAATGTCCCTAAAGACATTATTAGGTTTCGGTAGACGGTTGCTCCGAGCAGGTAAAAAGGAATCCGCATTACCGGCCACCGGACAACAACAAAAACAAATAACTTACACTCCAAAACCATCACAGGCTACCGGACAAGAACTAGCAACAAGAGAAATAAGAAATCCACCTGTGGTATTAAATCAAACACAACCACTACACATGGGTGAGAAAGTTGCACCTGCATTTGGTTCATCTACTTATGACTGGGTGATGAAAAAAGGACGGGGTCAATACACTGCTGATGAATGGTTAGATCATTTAACTTCATCAAGAGAAATTAAATTTAAAGTATTTGGTAAACCTGCTAAAAAAACTATAGCAGGGGTTAAGAGTTTTAAATATGACCGAGGTCCTTTTGCAGGTAAAGAAGTCAATGTATCTAAGGAAGAGTTATTTGATTCTAATTTAGCGGTGTTCAATGCAGACAATGAATTATCAGGAGGCTTACTCTATGCTGCTAAAAAGTTTGGTTTAAAATTAGATGCCAACACCGTTGGTAATATGATTAAACTTAATCCTATCAATAGATTAAAAACCTTTCAAACAGGAGTAGATGAGAACGTTACAGCTAGTATGTTTAATGGCTTAGAAAAAAGTTATAAACAAATGGAGGGCATGCGTAAAAAATATCGTGACATAGAATCAAGTGCTCTTAAAGAAGGGGACATTGAAAGACTTTCAGAAATTGAATCACGATTTGGAGATGCGATGTATGCAATTCAATCTGCTATTAGAAGTAAAAATAATTTTAATGATCTTGCAGAAAACTCAAAAAAGATTATCCAACAATTAAAAGGGGTAAGAGATCTTCTTCCTGATCAACAAGATTTTAAAGAAGTGAATAAATTAATGGGTGAATTTAGTGAACGATTCAAACCTATTCAAGGAATTAATAAACCTAAATATTATAATAACGAACAAACATTGATGGGCGGTCAAGGATATCGTGAAGTGGTGTTTTATTTAGATGAAGCCATTCCAGGAAACAGCCAAGCCTTTAGAACAGGTTCTCACTTCGGTGGCACTGGTCCGGTAAGAAACGAATTGTATCACGTAAGATTTGATACACGATTTACTCCAGAGGGTAAAAAAGTTTTAAGCATTCATCAGATACAATCGGATGTTGCAAAAACAGTTAGTGATAATTTAACTAAAGCAGAGCAACTTGGGGGAATAAAAAGAATAAATCCTTTCCAAGCCGATATTGAAAGAAAATTATTTATGGATTCACAAAGAAAAATTTCTGATCAATTGTCTAAAGCATTAGCAGCAGATGATGCTACAGCAACTTATCGATTAGCGGATGACTTAACACGTAACACAGAAAAGATAACTCAACTCGGTCGAAGAGCAGAGTATGATTATTTTCCAATGGTGGATGCTGACCAATACTCTGACCATGCTTTAAAATATTTGATGAGATTGGCAGCTAGAGAGGGCGCTGATTACGTAGCCGTTCTTCCGTTTGATATGTTAAATTACAAAGCAAGTTCTCAAGGTTGGGCAGGAAATGAAAAGGTTTATGGTTATGCAAGTGGTAAAGGTATTAATAAAAAAGGAAAAGCGTTGATTCCAGAACTAATGAAAAAAGCAGCTCGGTTTTATAATTCAAAAGCAGGACCCATAAAATTATCTAGATCCGATCCAAAACTTCCTTATAAAAGAATTGAAAAAGAAAATTATACCTACAAATCAGGTCATGCAATGGAAGGCAAAAAATTTGAAAGGATATCTCATTCAGATGCAAGAGCAGATAATATGGATGGATATACTTTTATGGAATCTTCAGATCCAAGGTTGTATTTTGATGCATTTGCTATTAAAGTAAACCCACTTATGAGAAATACACAAAAGACCTACAAGAGTGAGGGTGGGTTAGTAGTGGATATGTTTAAACCAATAAGGTACAATTAATTATGGCCGTTGAAAAGAATATCGAAAGTCTTACAGAAGAAGATACACTTGAAGAGGAACGAGTCACTCCTGCAGAGGATGACAATCCAATCGTAACTGTTGAAGGTGAAGAAACTGTAGAAGAGACTGATCCAAAAGATAATTTTAATGCGAATCTAGCTGAGTTCATGGATGAACGAACTCTAAGTTCTATGGCTAGAGAATTAGTTCAAGAATACAAAAAAGATAAGTTATCCAGAAAAGAATGGGAAGATGCTTATATTAAAGGTTTAGATTTATTGGGCACTAAATATCAAGAAGTCACAAAACCATTTAAAGGTGCAAGTGGTGTTACCCATCCGTTACTCGCTGAATCGGTTACACAATTTCAAGCACAAGCTTACAAAGAACTCGTGCCCTCTGATGGTCCTGTAAGAACACAGGTTATTGGCTTGCAGACACCTCAAACGGAAGCACAAGCAGAGAGAGTTAAAGATTACATGAACTATCTGCTAATGGAGGAGATGGAAGACTACACGACTGACATGGATCAGATGTTATTTTATTTACCATTATCAGGATCCACATTTAAAAAAATATATTATGATGCAATGCAGGATAGACCGGTATCAAAATTTGTACCAGCTGAAGATTTAGTGGTGCCTTACTTTGCATCTGATTTAAAAGATTGTGAGCGAATTACTCATGTCATCAAGATGACTCAGAATGAAGTTATTAAAAAACAAGCAGCAGGATTTTATAGAGACATAGAACTCATTGAATCTAACACTGAGCCAGATGAAGTTCAGAAAAAATTAAATCAGTTAGAAGGAATCAAAAGAACTGGTGATGATTATTTACATAACATCTTAGAAATGCATGTTGATTTAAATTTAGATGATTATGAAAACTTTGATGACAAAGCTAAGAAAATAAAAATTCCATACATTGTAACTATCGATGAAGGTAGTGGAGAGATTTTATCTATTTATAGAAATTATAGACCTGATGATCCAACGTATTCTAGAATAGAATATTTTGTACACTACAAATTTTTACCTGGTTTGGGTTTTTATGGCTTTGGTTTAACCCATATGATTGGAGGGCTGTCACAAGCAGCCACTCAATCACTTAGACAATTAATTGATGCAGGAACTTTAAAAAATTTACCTGCAGGATTTAAGTCTAGAGGTATTAGAGTTAGAGATGATGACCAACCTATACAACCAGGAGAGTTTAGAGATGTTGATGCACCTGGTGGAAACATTAGAGATCAGTTTTTTAATCTTCCATTTACAGAACCATCAGTAACTTTATACAATCTTTTAGGTTTTGTTGTCCAAGCAGGACAAAAATTTGCTGCGATAACCGATTCAAATATTGGTAATGACGTTCAAAATAGAGCTGTTGGTACTACAATGGCGCTAATGGAACGTGGAAGCAGAGTAATGAGTGGTGTTCACAAGCGATGTTACTATGCAATGCGTTTAGAATTTAAAATTTTAGCAAGAATTTGTGGTGAATCACTGCCACCAGAGTATCCATATGATGTTTATGGAGGTCCTAGACAAATTAAAGCTGCAGATTTTGATCAAAGAGTTGATATTTTACCTGTTGCAGACCCAAATATTATGTCTATGGCTCAAAGAGTGACGTTGGCACAAACACAATTGCAAATTGCAAGTTCAAATCCACAGATGCACAACCTACACGAAGCGTATAGACGTGTTTATGAAGCGTTAGGCACCAAACAAATTGAAGCTTTACTTAAACCAGCTCCAAAACAACCTGAACCATTGGATCCTGCAAAGGAAAATGCACGTGCTTTGCAGATGAGACTGCTTACAGCGTTTGAATTTCAAGATCATGACGCTCATTTAGCTGCACACATGGCATTTATGAACTCAAGAATGGTTCAAATTAATCCACAAGTGTATGCATTACTACAATCTCACATTTCAGATCACGTTTCATTTAAAGCAAAAGCTGAGGTACAACAAATGATGCAACAAAATCCAGAAATGATAGCTTTGTCACAACAAAACCCAGAACAATTTGAAATTATGTTCCAAGCTGAGGTTGCAAAAGTTGCTGCAAGGATTACAACTGAGTTAGTTCAAGCAGAAATGCAACAAGCTGCAGGTAAACAAGACCCATTAATTAAAATTAAACAACAAGAAGTTGATTTAAGAGCAATGGATCTTCAAAGAAAAGCTGAAGAGACACGATTCAAGGCAGAACAAGAAAATATGCGTCAAGCTGAGAAATTACAGTTTGAATATGATCGACTTCAACAACAAGATCAACAATCTGAAGAACGATTAGACGTTGCAAGACAAAAATTAGAGCAAAAATGAGGAAAGGATTAAGTGGAGGGAAAAAATATGGGCCACCGCCTAAGAAAGGACCCAATCCACAAGGAATCAAACT